ACCACATTCTTCGCATATTATTTCATCAATCATACTATAATATACAAATAAAAAATGACAATGTCAAGTAAAAACTTCAAAAAAACTTCTAAAAAGATATGATTTCTATACAACACTTTTTTTGATTTCTTTATATTTATTACTGAAGTAAAAAATTTATAGGAGAAATAAAGTGGCATTTTTAGACCCGAACGAAATATTCTTTCAACCATTTGAACCTAAGATGAAAAATAGGTTTATTATGGAAATAGACGGAATACCAGCTTATCTAATCAAAACAATGGCAAGACCACAAGTGTCATTTGAAGCAGTAACACTTGACCATATCAATGTAAAAAGATATGTAAAAGGAAAAGCAACTTGGTCAACATTGGAAATAACTCTATACGACCCAATCGTTCCATCAGGAGCACAAGCAGTTAATGAGTGGGTTAGACTTCACCACGAAGCGACAACAGGTGTGGACGGATACGCATCTGAATACAAAAAAGACATTACTTTTAATGTATTAAGTCCTAATGGTGAGAGAATTGAACAATGGGTTCTTAAAGGTGCATTTATTACAACAGCAAATTGGAACGGATTAGATTACGCTTCCAATGAAGTAGTCGATATCAACTTAACAATGCAATACGACTACGCTATATTAGAGTTTTAGGAGAAAAATTATGTGGGCAATATTTAAAGACAATAATGAATACAACGAGAAATCAATAATTGGTTTCGGCGCATTTACAATAATGGTTTTGTTTGCGTTTGCAGATG